AGCGACGAGTTGGGCGACTGGCGCTGGCGACTCGCAAACCTATATTGGATCGTAGACGAGAGCGGCAAGCAGGTTCAATTCGCGCCGAACGCCGAACAGCTAGACCTGTTGGGCAACCTGCATAGCAACAACTTGGTGCTCAAGGCCCGCCAACTTGGGTTCACCACGCTCATAGACATTCTGGCTCTTGACCAGACGTTCTTCACGCCCAACTACTCGGCGGCGATCATCGCCCACGGGCTGGACCCGGCGGGCAAGATTTTCCGCAACAAGGTGAAGTTTCCGTGGGAGAAATTGCCTGAGGCGGTGAAGGCGTTGAACCCGCCCGTGAACATCACGGCGTCCGAACTGGTGTTCGGCAACGGCTCTTCGATCTACGTCGGCACATCAGGCCGCTCGGGCACGTTGCAATTCCTGCATATCTCGGAGTACGGGAAGATTTGCAGGCGCTTTCCAGACAAGGCGAACGAAATCAAGACCGGCTCGCTGCCGGCAGTGCATGAAGGCGGCCTGATCTTCATTGAATCGACCGCTGAGGGCACGGGCGGGCACTTCTACGACATGGTGAAGGAAGCCGAGAGGCTGAACGGCAGGACTCCGAACCGCATGGAGTTCAAGCTCCACTTCTATCCCTGGTGGCGCAAGCAGACCTATCGGCTTGACCCTGACGGCGTGACCATCGAGCCGCATCTGATCGAGTATTTCGATGATCTGGAAGAGCGTGGCGTGATTCTCGATGACGCGCAGGTGGCGTGGTACGCGGTTAAGAGCCGGGTGTTCAAGGACGACATGAAGCAGGAATACCCCTCGACCCCTGAAGAGGCGTTTGCCGGGGCGATGGAAGAGCGGTATTTCTCCGAACAGATGGCGCTCGCCCGCAGGCACGGGCGCATCAAGCCGATTCCGATTCTTACGAACGCGCGAGTCAACCTCTTCCTCGACCTCGGGCGCGACACGACGGCGGTGTGGTTTCACCAATACGCGGCGCTGGAACACCGATTCATCGACTACCTGCAAAACACGGGCAAGACTCTAGATTGGTACGCGCGAGAGATTCAAAAGCGCGGGTATCTGCTGGGCAATATCTATTTGCCGCACGACGGCGGCGACAAGAGCGTGGTTACGAACCTGACAGCCGAATCGGAGATGAAGCGGCTGTTTCCTGGCGTCAAGGTGCGGATTGTTCCGCGAGTGAGCCAGTTGCAAATGGGCATCGATGCGGCTCGCTCCAGCATCGCAGAGAGCTACTTCCATGAAGTGCAGTGCTCCGAGGGTATCGAGTGCCTAGAGAACTACCGCAAGAAGTGGAATGAAACGCTTGGCAACTGGAGTGATGAGCCAGTGCATGACAAGTATTCGCACGGCGCTGACGCCTATCGGCAGTTTGCCCAAGGCTGGGAGCCGTCGCACGAACTAGCCGCGCAGCCACGGCGAAACGCGGAACCATGGGCTCCCAAAGACCCCGGCGCAGCGTACTAAACAGGACACCCCCCAATGGCAAAACAACCGCCCGTTCAGGAGAAGATGGGCGCGGAGCAGCGCGCGTCCATTCTTGAGCGGCTAGGTGCGTCCATTGCAGGTAAGCGCAAGCAAGCTATTGCAGGCCGGGCAGCCAGCGGCATCGAGCAGATTTGGCAAGAGGACGATGAGTTCTATCAGGGCTTCGATGATGCGAACCGGCACGAATTCAAAGAAGTAAAGAGCAAGCCCACGGAAGGCGGGCGCGATGTAACGCCGAGAAAGCACACGGGATCGACGCTGTTCCCGAACATCACGGGGCCGTATGTTGATGCAGCAGCGGCAAAGGTTGCGGACATGCTGCTGCCGACCGATGAGCGCAACTTCGCAGTAGACCCCAGCCCCGTTCCCGACATTCTTGACGAGGAAGAGGGCTGGCCGAAGATCGACGTAGCGCCTCCTGCTGGTCAGCCGATGGCTGGCATGGGAGCGTTGGGCGGGATGCTGCAAGCCGCGCAGCAGAACGCCGCGCAGATCATGGCTAACCCGGCGCAAGCCGCCAAGACGCCAGAGCAACGGCTCGCAGACTTGTTCGCCAAGATGGAGGCGGTCAGGCAAAAGGCGATTGACGCAGCAGAGAAGGCCGAAGACCAGATAGACGACTACTTGGTCGAGTGCAACTACGCACGCGAGTTGCGCAAGGTGATCGAGGACGCCGCGCGAATCGGGACTGGCGTGCTGAAGGGCCCGTTCCCTGAAAAGCGCAAGGTGAAGGTGTGGGCGACCAACCCGCAGACGGGCGAGCGCGAACTGGTCGTGAAGATCGAGACGAAGCCGGGTTCAAAGCGCGTGAGCCCCGAAGACGTGTTTCCCGACTTCCCGGCGTGCGGCGAGGACATTCACCACGGCTCGTTCATCTTTGAGCGTGACCACCTCTCGCGCAAGAAACTCACGGACCTCAAGGGCGGGGTTGGGGCAGCGAAGTACCTGGACCGGCAGATTGACGCGGCTCTGGAAGAAGGCCCGAAGACGCACGACGGGCAGGACTCCGGCTCCAGGGAGCTGTTCACGCTGTGGCACTTTTACGGCACCGTGACGGGCGAAGACATGGTTGCGGCCGGCTGCGACTGCGACGACATGGACAAGCAATACCCAGTCCTGATAACGATGGTCAACGACCGGGTTATCAAGGCAGCGCTGAATCCGCTGGACTCTGGTGAGTTTCCATACGACATGTTGCCGTGGAAGAACCGCTCCGGCATGCCGTGGGGCTCGGGTGTCGGAAGGCAAGGTAGGACGGCTCAACGGGTTGTTGTCGCGGCTACGCGCAACCTGATGGACAACGCCGGGGCATCCGCCAAGCCGCACAAGGTGATGACGGACGCCATCGAGCAGGACGGCGACCCGTGGACGTGGCGGGTTCAGAGCGAGTTGGGCGCGGCGGATGTGCGCAACGCCATGCAGTTCTTCATCCAGCCGAGCCTGCAATCAGAGCTAATGCAAATCATCGCCATGGGCGAAAAGATGATGGAGTTGCACACGGGCCTGCCCATGATTATTTTGGGGATGCAGGGCAACGTCGAGGAAACCGCGCACGGCAGGGCGCTCCAGAACAACAACGGCTCCACGGTCATGCGTCGGATTGCTCGCAACTTCGACGGCTACATCACCGAGCCGCACATTCGCCGGTATCACGCATGGCTGATGCTCTATAGCGAGGACGACTCGGTGAAGGGCGACTTCCAGATCAAGGCGCGCGGGTCTGCGGCGTTGGTGGAGCGTGACATTCAGAACCAGCAACTGCCTGTTGTCGTGAATATGTCGCTCAACCCGGCGTTTGAGAAAGACCCGGTGCTGGCGTTTGACGAGATGCTGAAGTCACAGCGGTTCGACCCGAAGCAGTTTGCACTGACGGACGAGCGGAAGAAGGAGTTAGCGAGCAGGCAAGCTCCGCCCCCGCCGATCATCGCAGCCACGCAGATGAAAGAGCAGGGCGCGACCGAGCGCAAGAAGATGGACCTGGCTGACAAGCAGGCCGACCGCCAGCACGAAGCGCAGCAGAACGATATGGACCGCGCGCTAGAGAAGATGCAGAACGAGATTGATGCGCAGTTGGGCGCGGCGAATCTTTCCGCTGAGCAGCAGGCGTCACTGAACGGAATCAAGGCCGACTTGTCGGGGATCGTGCTGAAGATCAACGCGCAGAAGCAGTTGACGCCCGGCCCGCAGATGTTGACGCCGCCGACCGAGCCGCCGCAGCGCGCCCCGAACGGTCTGGCATATGCCCAGTAGCAAGTTGACCCAAGCCGAGATTGCATCGGCAGCGTGGCAGCGCGTGGAGCACTACGCGAATGAACGCCTGAAGGAATGCCGCAAGCTAGTCGAGAACCCGCGCCAGTCTGAGGCAGAACGCCTTGGCGCTGCATGGCGCATTAGCGAATTGAAAGAACTACTGAGGCTGGCCGAGCCAGCCAAAGAGCAGCAGGCCGAGGGCTAGTCCCCCCCCGCCTATCCCCGAGAGCCGCCCTAGAGGCGGCTTTTGCATTTCTGGAGCATAGATGGAACAAGTAGCACCCGTGCAGGCCGATGACGAGGCGCAAGCCTTGGAAGCCGCCAAAGCCGGATACGCAGGCAAGACGCGAGCGCAAGCACCCGCCGAACCTGCTGCAGTTGTCCAGACCCCCGTCGCGCAACCGCTAGCAAATTCGACTTCGACCGCGCCTGACGAAGACGCGGATGCCGAAACGAATCCGCCAGCGGAGCCGACAAAGCCGACAGACGCACAAACCGTCGCTCGCCAACTGGAAGACCTCAAGGCCCAGGTTCGCGAGATGAAGGAAAGCGGCGCTGACGCGGCGACCGTGCGGAAGATGCACGGCGAGATTGGGAGCATCAACGGCGCACTTCAGCAGTTGCTTGCCGCGACCAAAGCCGAAACACCTGAGAAGGTGGACGAACTGGCCGCTGCACTCGCAAGGGCGAAGAAGACTGCCGAGGAATATCCCGAAATCGCAGGGCCGATGGTGGACGCCATCGAAATCATGCAAGCGCGCATGGCCCAGCAGCAGGCACCGCAAGTGCCGGAGAAGAAAGAGCCGGAGAGGCCCCAAGTTGCAGCGCCGCCGTCGCATCCGTCTGGCTTCACGCCGGAACAGGTCGCGGCGATCAGGGCGCTGGACGAGGTTCACCCCGACCGGCACGAAATCAACAAGTCGCCTGAATTCCAGGCGTGGCTGAAAGCGAAGCCGACCGAGTACCAGACGAAGGCCAAGTCCTCCTGGAACCCCGCCGTCGTGGCGCAGCCGTACTCCGATTTCAAAGCCTTCAAGGCTGCACAGAAGCGCAAACAAGACCGGCTCGATGCCGCAGTGACGCCGCAAGGAACACCGCAGCAGGCGCAGCCGACAACCCTACCCGACGAGGCTGGACTTGAGCGTGGCTATGCCCGCGCGAGGCGGCAGCGTCTTTGACGATTGAAGGATAGATCATGGCTGGAAATACCTACGCATCCCCCGCTGGGCGCGTAAACGAAATCAAGGGCGAGATGCTTGCACTTGCCGAGCCGGTTGAAGTGCTCGCACTCGGCTGCTCGATGAAGAAGATGCCCCGTAACAAGGGCGACAACATCTCCTATGCGCGCGTCATCCCTACGGGCGGCGCGACCACCAACGCGAACACGATCAACCGCTGGAGCGTCACCGCTGCTGCGCACGCCGTGACCGAAGGTGTGACGCCCACTCCCGAGGCGCTGACCTACCAGTACACCAACGTAGTGATTGCGCAGTACGCCTGTTCGTACACGTACACGGACAAGGTTGAGCTGTTCCACGAAGACGACATCCCGGGCGACCAAAAGCGCCAAGTTGCGCTTCGCATGGGCCTGGTGCGCGAGATGGTGCGCTACGGCGTGATGAAGGCAGGCACGAACGTCCAGTACAGCGGCGGCACTTCGCGTGCAACGGTGGACGAGACGGTGACGTACAACAACCTGTCGCTCATGGCGCGCACGCTGCTGGCTAACCACGCCAGCATGAAGACGAGCATTCTGGCCCCCGGCCCGAACTACGACACGGCCGCGATTGAAGCCGCGTTCATCGTCTTCTGCCACACGGACTGCGAGCACGACATTCGCCGCCTGGAGAACTTTGTTCCCGTGGCGAAGTATGCGAGCCGCAAGCCGCTGAACGAGAACGAGCTGGGTTCGGTGGGGCGGTTCCGCTTCATCGTCTCCCCGGAACTCGCCTCGTATGCTGACTCCGGCGCTTCGGTGGGCTCGACTGGCCTGTACTCCACGGGTGCCAGCAACATCGACGTGTACCCGATGATCGTTTGCGCTGAAGACGCTGTGTTCGACATTGCTCTGAACACGAACTTCGACGTGACGCACATCCCGGCAAGCCAGAAGACCAAGGAAGACCTCTTTGGACAGCGCGGCTATGTCGGTGCGCAGTTCTGGAGCGCCGCCTTCGTTGCCAACAACGGGTGGATGGGCGTCATAGAATGCGGAGTAACTGCCCTTTGATCTAACTGGTTGATTTAGAACCAGTTTTCCGACGAAAGGGCGTGACACCAGCCACGGTGTTACGAGAAAATAAGCACTCTTGGGAAAGGGTGCTTCGATGCCACGAGTAGAGAAAATTTGCGAAGTTTGCGGCAAGTCTTATTCGGTAGTTCCGCAGCGGGCGGCTACCGCAAAGACTTGTTCGCAGAAGTGCAGAGGCAAGTCCATTGCTGCGAAGTACGAGGCAGCTAGACCCGATGTAACTTGTGTGATTTGTGGAGTGCTCTTTAAGTGTCCACCGTGTCACGAAAAGAGACGGCACTGTTGCTCTCTAGCTTGCGCTCACGAACTGAGTCGCAAGCGAAAGGTGGCAAAAGGGCCGAAGCACTTCAACTGGAAGAACGGCAGTCCGGTTCACTCCGATGGCTATACGTACCTCTATGTTGCTGGGCATCCGTACTCCATGCATGGCCGCTATGTGTTTGAGCACAGGTTGGTTGTCGAAGCCTGGATGCGGGATGAAGCGCCAGATCACCACTTCCTAGTGGAGATTGACGGCGTGAAGTACCTGCGGCCAGAAATCGACGTTCACCACCGAAACGAGAGCAAGCGCGACAACCGCATCGGAAACCTGCTGGCTTGCACTGGGCCAGCTCACAGAGCCATCCATAACGGGCAACCGCCGATGGAAGGCGAAGTGTGGCCTCCGGTGCAAGGAATGGTGCCGTTTGAGCCGTATCACGTTACATGCACATGCGAGACATGCGGAACTCAGTTCAGCATAAAGCTTAGTACGGTTGCGAGAGGCGGCGGGAAATTCTGCACTCGACTTTGCTACAACGCCCGACCTAGAGTGGCATTCCATGTGGTAACCATTTAGGCCCACAGTAAACCAACCCAATCAACCGCCTTCGGGCGGTTTTCTTTTGAGAGAAACATCATGGCTGTCAACAGCGCATATACCCAAACCTCCCTCACGCAAAAGGCCGATGCCCCAATGTTCGCGTGTGGCCGCATCACCATGCCGGCTACTTCGATCACGGCGACCGATCACCTGGTGCAAAACCTCGGCTTCACGCCGCGCTACATCCGCTTCCGCAATCTGACCGACCGCATCACTGTGGAATGGGACGAGGGCATGGCGGCTGAAACCTGTATCAAGACGGCTGCGGCTGGCACCGTGACCATCGAAACGACCAACAAGGGCGTGACGGTGTGCGACTCGGACGGCACGGCGAACACCACGGGCCGAGCGTTCAAGGTGTCGCAGAACGCCACGCTCGCCGTAGTTGTCGCGTCCGTCGTCATTAGCTGGGTTGCCTACGGCTGATCCAGTTTGCGCGAACTGAGAGCCCGCTTCGGCGGGCTTTTTCTTTTCCCACTCCAACAAATTACAGGAAATCCCAAATGCCTACCCTAGACCAAAAATTCCGCCGCGTCGATGTGAGTAACAAACTGGTGCTGCGCAAAGGTGCGTCGCTGGTTGCCACGTCCGCTGCTGGCGTCGAAACCACCGTTGACATGACCGACCTTGCTGTCGTCGGCGGACTGACCGCATCGGCGGCAGAACTGAACACGATGACCGGCATCCTGGCCGACGTGGGCGAGCTGAACCGCGTTGCCGACGTTTCCACGCGCATCGTCAACTGCACGGCGTCCACGCTGACGGTGACTGAAGCGCTGCACGACGGCAAGACAATCGTGCTGGACCGCGCTGCTGGTATCGCGGTGACGCTGCCGGCTGCTGCTGCGGGCCTGAAGTTCAAGTTCGTGATAAAAACGACCTTCACGGGCGCGGCAACGATCAAGAGCGTTGCAGGTACGGACATCATGATCGGTCACGCGATCATGGGCAACAACACCGACAACGCGGTCGTCAACTGGCAGGCCATCGCCTCGGACACCTACGACACCATCGACATGCTCGGCACCTCGAACTCGACGGGCGGCATGGCGGGTCAGGTCATCGAAATAGAAGGTCTTGCTGCCGCACTGTGGTTCGTCAAGATCATCGGTGACGCAGCCGGCACGGAAGCAACACCTTTCGCCAACACCGTTGCGTAACGGTTAAACGCGCATTTAACGAGGCCCTTCGGGGCCTTTTTCTTTGCGCGTTCTCTTTTCTCCACTACCGAAAGGTACTTCTATGCCCCGTGGCATTCCCAACCAGGCCAAGCACAACCCTGTGCTCACGACAAAGGCCATCGAGTCTGGCGACCAGGCCATTCCCCAAGGCGAAGTTCGCGTGATGAACACGACTGGCGAGGCGTCAATGCCCGCGCCGTCCCTCATCGTGGAACACAAAGGCCGTATCGACCCCGAGAAGACGGCGATGCTCGCGTTCCTCGCAGAGCCGGTGACGGTTCGCATTGCGACGACGACCGACAAGAACGCCGAACAGGTGTTTGAAATCATCGTGAACGGTCGCACGTTCTTCTTCCGCCGTGGGGAGGACAAGGTTGTGCCGCGCTATGTGGCTGACCGCCTCGCACGTCTGAAGCAGACCGGCTACACGCAGCAGGAAGTCGTGAATGCGCAGGGCGACAAGCAATACCTGCACATCCCGAGCACGGCGCTGAAGTACGACTTCACTGTCATCAACGACCCGCATCCGCGCGGGCATGAGTGGTTCAAGGCCGTCTGCGCCGAACCCGGCTAAGGACTAGCCCGTGAGCGTACAAAACCCCAGCACGTTCCTCGAGTTGTGCCAGCGCACGGCGTCAGAGTGTTCTACGAGCCTGACAGGCCCGTCCGACACGACGACGCAGACTGGTCGGCTCGGGCAGATCGTCAACTGGGTCAACACCGCATGGATTGACGTTCAGACGAAGTACAACGACTGGCGCTTCATGCGCTCGTCGTTCACCGTCAACACGACTTCGGGCGATGGCAAGTACGCGATCACGGACTGCACGGACACGGTATCCAGCGCTTCGCTGACGGTTGCTGGTTTCCGCAAGTGGGAACTCGACTCGTTCAAGATTTTCCTTGTGTCGGCTGGTGTGGCGACCGAGACGGACCTTTGCTACCTCGTCTACGACGACTGGTACAGGCAATGGAACGTCGGCTCCCCGTCCAACAGTTATCCGGGCTGGTTCTCTGTCGATCACGACAAGGCAATCCTGCTGGCGCCCAAGCCTGACGGCATCTACACCGTTCGCGGCGAGTACGTGAAGGCGGCAACGCTCATGGTCGGTGACGCTGACGAGCCGGAATTGCCGCAAGAGTACCGCATGGCGGTTGTCTACCGCGCAATGTACTACTACGGACGCTATCAGGGCGCTCCTGAAGTGCGTGCAGAGGGCGAGATGCAATACAACCGCCTGTTGCGCGAGATGAGCCGCACCGAGCGGCCTGCGTTGCTCGTAGGTGGCGCGCTTGCCTAGCCTGCCGTTCGTGCCTGAGCAGTCGAAGTATTGGCCGTTCCAAGGCGGGCTCGATCAGGTGACGCCGACGATCAACATTCCTCCGGGGCGCTGCCGCTCGGCCTCCAACATGGAGATTGGGAGCAACGGGACGCTCATCGTCTCGCGCGGCTACGAGCGGTTTTCGGGCCAGCCCAAGCCATCGGACGCGACCTACTACATCCTGCCGGTGACGATCACCGGAAGCTACGCGGTGGGCAATACGGTCACTGGTGCTACGTCGGGGGCCACAGGAGTCATTCTCGCCGGCACTTCGACCTACTTCGTGTTGACGAAGGTCACGGGAACGTTCCAGGCTGAGAACATCCAGATTGCGGCGGTGACGATTGCCACGTCGAGCGCAACGGCAACGTCAGGGTCTGCGTCAACGCGGGCTCTGGACGCAAGTTACAAGAATCTCGCAGCGGACCTGTACCGGGCCGACATTGCAGCCGTTCCCGGTGAGGGCGATGTGCTAGGAGTCTGGAAGTACAACGGCAACGTCTATGCCGTACGCAATGCCGTTGGCTCGGCTACTGCGGCGATGTACAAGCAGTCGGTGTCCGGCTGGTCCCTTGTGGGGCTTGGCAGGTATCTCGCGTTTACGAGTGGCGGCACGACACAGATTCTGGCCGGCGACACGATCACGGGTGCGACTTCGGCGGCGACTGCTGTTGTCGGGCAAGTCGTCAAGACAAGCGGGACGTGGGCCGGTGGCGATGCTGCTGGGTTCATCTACTTCGCCTCGCAGACCGGCACGTTCCAGGCCGAGAACCTGAACATCGGCGCTTCGCTGAACGTTGCGACGATCAGCGGCAACTCGACTGCGGTAACGCTGTCGCCTTCAGGCCGATACGAGTTCGTCAACTACAACTTCGGCGGCACGACGGGCCAGTTGAAGATGTACGGGTGCTCTGGCACTCACAAGGCTTTCGAGTGGGACGGAACGACGTTCGCTTTCATCACGACCGGGATGACGGACGACACGCCGAACCACATCACGGCGCACAAGAAGCACCTGTTCCTCGCCTTTGACGCAAGCGTGCAGCACTCGGGCATTGGCGACCCGCTGGCATGGTCTGTTGTGCTGGGCGCGGCTGAAATCGCGATGGGGGACGACGTAACCGGGTTCCTCACGGCTGCGGGCAGTTCTAGCGAAGGCGCGCTGGTGATCTACACGCGCAATTCGACGTTCGTCCTGTACGGCAACAGCTCGTCGGACTGGAACCTGATTACCTTCAATGCCGAGGCCGGGGCCCTGGAGTGGACCGCGCAGTACATCGGGCAGGGGATTGCGCTGGATGACCGTGGCGTGACGCTCATGTCCACCTCGCAGGTATACGGCAACTTCAGCAATGCGGAGATTTCTGCGCTGGTGCGCCCTTACCTGAATGCGCGCCGGGATTCGGCCAATGCGTCTTGCGTCGTTCGTGAAAAGAACCAGTACCGACTGTTCTTCTCAGGTGGCGATGCGCTGTATGTCACGTTCATCGGGAACAAAGTCGCCGGGCTCATGCCCATTTCGCTCACGGACCCGGTGACGTGCATCTGCTCGCTGGAAGGCTCGGACGGCGTTGAAGAAGTCTATTTCGGCTCCGACAACGGCTTTGTGTACCAGATGGAAGTCGGCACCTCGCACGACGGCGAGCCGATTGATTGGTCGGCGGAGCTTGTCTACAACCACTTTGGAAGTCCCCGCCAACTCAAGCAGTTCCGCAAGGCGATTGTTGAAGTGTCTGGCGACGGCTACGCGACGTTCTCCATGGCCTACAACGTGGGCTACGGAACCACGGACCTTCCGCAAGGTGTCACGACTGCTGTAACGACTGCGCTGGGTAGTACGCAGTGGGACAACTTTGTGTGGGACTCGTTCTATTGGGACGGGCAGAGCCTCACGCCATCCGAAGCGGACCTAGACGGCACCGCTGAAAACATCTCAATCGCCTTTTCAGGCAGCTCCGACGAATTCGAGCCGATCACTTTGAACGGCGCAATCGTCCACTTCACGCCGCGCAGGGGACTCCGATGAATAAAACGATGAACAGCACGATTGGAAACGCGGCATGAGTGCAAGCGAGTTCTACAGCCACGGAAATTTCCCCGCGAACGGTGCGCAGGGCTCGTCGTCTGCGATGCGCTCCGAACTGGAGGCCATCGAGAACGGCTTGAGCGCGAAGATGCCGGACCTCTCGGGCAACGGCAGTAAGATCGTCGCCATCAACTCCGGCGCAAGTGCGCTTGAGGCCATCACCACGACTGGCACTGGCAACGGTGTTCGCGCAACGTCCCCGACACTGACCACGCCGACGCTCAATTCGCCGACGCTGGTTACTCCCGCGCTCGGTACGCCCGCATCTGGCACGCTCACGAATTGCACGGGGCTTCCGGTATCGACTGGCGTCAGCGGGTTGGGAACTGGCGTTGCGACATTTCTTGCGACTCCTTCCAGCGTGAATCTGAAAGCGGCCGTCACCGACGAGACGGGCTCCGGTGCGCTGGTTTTTGCGACCTCCCCGGCACTAGTCACGCCGGACCTTGGCGTACCTTCCGCGATCACGCTGACGAACGCTACGGGCCTTCCAGTGGGCGGCATCACGGGGTTTGGCTCCGGCGTTGCCACTTTCCTGGCTACGCCATCGAGCGCAAACCTTGCCTCCGCCGTGACGGGGGAGACGGGTTCGGGCGCACTGGTGTTCGGTACTGCCCCCACCATTGCCAGCGCGGTCCTCACGACCCCCGACCTAGGCACGCCGTCTGCTGGAACGCTCACCAACTGCACGATTCCTGTCGGTGGCGTGAGCGGACTCGGTTCGGGCGTGGCAACGTTCCTGGCAACTCCCTCCAGCGCGAATCTCGCCTCTGCTGTGACTGGCGAAACGGGCTCTGGTGCGCTTGTCTTCGGCACGGCCCCGACCATCGACAACCCGACGATCACGAACTGGGTGGGCTCGACCGGCATTACGACGCTCGGAACTGTGACCACTGGTACGTGGAGCGCAACGACTGTCGCCGTGAACAAAGGCGGCACGGGCCAGACCAGTTACACGGACGGGCAACTGCTGATCGGCAATTCGACTGGCAACACGCTGACGAAGGCTACGCTGACGGCGGGCAGCGGTATCACAGTCACCAACGGTGGCGGCACGGTCACGATTGCCGCAAATCCGAACGCACTTGCTTCAGCGATCACCTCGGCTGCCGCCATTGCGAACACCGAGACCGTGGTCTCGTCGTACGTCTGCGCGGCCAACGAGCTTGCGGCGGGAACGACCTTCCACTTCCGAGCAGCGGCTTCGCAAGCTGGCACGAACGCCGCCAACCCGACGATTCGGATCCGCGTCGGCACGACGACCTTGACCGGCAACATCGCAGCGGCCCTGACTGGCGTTTCAGGTTCAGGCGGCACGCCGAGTTGGTTCGAGGGCTTCGTCACGGTGCGAACGGCGGGGGCTGGCGGCACCGTGATTGCCTCGATTTGCCACCACAACCAGTCGCAGTCCCGCGTCGAAGCGCAAACCGCGACAGTCGCGGTCGACACCACGGCAGCAAGCCAGCGGATCGAATTCACATTCATCTCCGGCAACGCAGCAAACACCTTCACTTTCCAGAACGCGACCGTTGTCAAGGTCGTCGCCTGACGGGAACCCCATGCCGCTAATGAATGCCCCCGCCGAGAATCTGACGCAAAGCGACATCAGCGCGTTGCAAAACCTCATCGCCCAGCAAGGGCTGAGCAAGGACGATGCAAT